AAAACCGAATGCCACTCTGGACAACAACCAATGCTGCGCGATGCAATGGAGGATGTTGCCAATACTGTAGAGTATATGCTAGAATGTAAAGATAAGCAAGATTAGCTCAGCGGTAGAGCATCTCGTTTACACCGAGGCGGTCGGCGGTTCGATCCCGTCATCTTGCATATAAATAATGAAACACTGAAGACGTAAACTTCGTCATAAAATGGACAACATTAGGGTACGATGCCGCTCCTGTGGTATGGAGTTGGAGGGGCATCCAACAAAAACCGTTACATGCGGTTGCACGAACATGACTACTATTCGTGGAGATAAGATTTCTGCAGTAGATTTAGATCAGGTTGTGATGTTAAACAACATCAAACCCAATTTCGGCAATACATTTCTTTCTCCAGCAGACTTAGAATATCAGGAAGCGAGAAGAAAGCGGAAGGTTCGTAAATTAAATTTTGAAATCAGATAGATCTGAGAATACAATCTTCGTCATATCTTGCATATTGAAATCCATCTTCCTTCAAATCTCCAAAACCAAGTTTTTTGGCAACTATGGATCTTTGCCTTGATCCGATAGTTAAGGATGACTCAGTGAACCCTTGATCAATTTTAGGTCCAACGGGTCTTGCTACCAGAATCATTCCTGGTTGAGGATGTGTGTTTAACATACCTCTACTTAGATTTTCATGAGTCATTCTAATGAAATGTAGAAGTATACGTTTTCTTTCATCTAAAGAAAATTGATCTGGATTTTTGGTATACTTAGCACGGTAACCAACTTCTGCAATTCTAGTTTTTTCTTCAAACCTAATTCTTTTTGCAAGATCGGACATGATCTTTTTTAAGTTACTGTCTTCGTAGTTATCTAAAAATTCTTCCCATAGATAACTTTTTTTGTTTTCATATAGACCTATAAAAGTATAGATAGCCATTGCACCATCAGTGCAGTTGAAGTTAACTTGCTCAGTTTTTTCTTCAGACGCAAGCACTGGAGATTGATCGACATATCCCAATTCTTTGAGAAGTCTTTCAAATTCTTTTCTTTCTTTGGATGGGATTATTGACATCTAGTAAATACTACTGTTATAATTATATCACTAGAATAAGAATAATGATTGAAATCTTTGACAACCTTTTACCTAAGTATGTCTTAAAAGATATTCAAGAGTATTATTTTAGTCCATTTTGTGAATGGAACTACCAAGACAATATAACTGTAAACTATCATGAGAGAGATTCTCAAGATCAACCCGAACTAGGTAGTTTTGGATTTAACATTGGATTGTTTGATTCTGAAAATTTACAACATAATCCTTCCTATGTTGGAATTTTATCGAGATCAATACTTTATGCTGCTAAAACTAAAGTAGAAGAAATCTACAATGGATCTTATCGTTTGGTTCGTGCCAGAGCTGATATGACGGTATATAATCCAGAGAAGCATATGCATTCCATTCATACTGATTTGGAATATTTTGGTGAACCAATCAAACACATTACATGTATATTTTACATGAACGATAGTGATGGTTGTACTACTATTTTTGATAGGGACGGAACTACTCTTTTGAAGGAGATTGAACCAGTAGAAAATAGACTACTTGTGTTCGATGGAAGACTTCCTCATGTTGGATTTTCGCCAGCAAAAAATAAAAATAGAGTACTGATTAATATTAACTTCATGGAAGAAAATGACTTCCAGGAGTTTAGACGAAAACTTGAATATTAAATTTTTTCGGAAAGTTGGCAGAGCGGTCGATTGCATCAGTCTTGAAAACTGAAGAGATTAATAGTCTCCGAGGGTTCGAATCCCTCACTTTCCTTTATACTTTTTTAAACTCTTTTAGGAAATCATAACAGAATTGACACTTTTGAAGTACTGACTATTATAGCTATTAAGTATTTCAAACTAAAAACAAATGGACGAACACACCTACAACAATTGGGTGAAAGTCAAAGAGACCTTCGAGGAATCAGGGAATACAGAAAATTTCTTTTATAAAAGAGCATGTGCAATTGTGAATGGATCACCAGATCCCCTAGACAATATGATGGGTAAATTGAATGAGTCACAGAATGGATGAAATAAAACCAGTACATTATGTCACTCGTGAAGAGTGTCAGGAGATGATTGATGCTGCTATTAGGAGACACAATAGAAATGCAAGTGTTATTAGCATGTGTGTCGGTTGGGTTGTTCTCGCTTTATTTGCTGAAGGTCTCCTCCGACTCATCGGAGTAATTCCTCCTCTTTTACCATGGTTAAAGTTAACTTTGTAGAGTGGATTGGTGTCATAACACTATTCCTTTTTGGTATAACCATGATTATTCAGGGTCATTTTATTGTTCATGGAAAGTTTGGATATAGACATTCTGAACGCGAGAAACAAAAAATGAATAATGCTCGTAAACAAATAGAAGAGTTATTTAAGGAGAAATGACCGAGGAAGACTATCAAGATTTACTAGAGAGAATTAAAGAACTTAGACTTGCACTATTATTTGAAGAACCATGCCCTCTCTATGAGGAGTTTGAAGATGGAGTTGAATGAATTTATAAAATTTGTCTCCGATATCTTATATCTTTATGTTGCTTGGTTGAGTGGTGTATTATTAGGGTATATAATTGCTAAGAGAGAGTAAAATCTCTATACATAAGTCAAACAAACCAAAAGACGTATCATGAGAGAATTTAACAAAAGCGAAATAGAACTGCTTATTGATGCAGTGTGGATGAGACAACGACAATTCATTGCTGGAGACAAAAGATTCAAAGAATATGGAGTACTGTTGGATGAATTTATGAGTCGAAACCCTGGATATGTTCCAGGTCAATATCGATGAATTTAGGTAACTTTCTGCTGTGGATAGCAATACCCTTTGTATGCACTACGCTTGCATTTGGGATGATAAAGGGTGAGAATGACTACTACGACTCGGATGACTACGATGGAAATGGAACCGCGCACTAGTGGTATCGTAATCTTCGGTGCTACTGGAGATTTATGTAAAAGGAAACTAATACCAGCACTTTATGAATTATGGAAGAAAAACCTTCTTCCAGACAATTTCTTGATTACTGGTTGTGCTAGAAGAGAACCAACAGCACAGCAGTGGAAAGAATCTTTAGGGCATTATCCTGATGAATTTTTACATCATCTAGATTATGTCTCTGCTGATTTGGATAATGTAGAAACTCTTCGTCATTTGCCAGATTATCTACAAGATAATACTTATTTCTTATCTGTCCCTCCAGAGAGGTATGCAAATGCAATTATCAATCTTAAGAAAGCTGGGAAACTCGATGACCCAGATTATTCCCGCTTGGTTATCGAAAAACCCTTTGGGTACGATTATCAATCTGCTGATAATCTACAATCTGTGGTGGCTAGACATCTACGCGAAAAACAAGTATATCGCATTGACCATTATCTCGGTAAAGATACTGTTAATAACATTCTTGCCACTCGCTTTAGCAATATATTTTTGGAACCACTCTGGAACCGCAATTATGTAGAAGAGGTTCAAATTTTTGCAACTGAAACTATTAGTTGTGATGGCAGATCTCAATATTATGATACTGCTGGAGCAGTGCGAGATATGTTGCAGAATCATATTTTGCAAGTATTTGCATTGATTGCAATGGAAGCACCATGCCGAATGGATGCTAGAGAAATTAGAAGAGAAAAAACTAAAGTTCTTGCTGCTACTCGTTTAAAGGAGGATACGATCTTTGGACAATACTCTGGGTACAAAAATGAGGATGGCGTTGATCCTGATAGTAACACTCCTACCTTCGTTGCTGGTACTCTTTACTGTGATAACTGGCGTTGGGAGGGAGTTCCTTTTCGCGTCATGACAGGCAAGTGTATGCCTTATGGTTGCGTAGAAGTTGTTGTAAAACTAAAATCTCCACCTCAACAACTATTTGTTGGTCATGAATATAATGATCGTATTGTAATGCGACTCCAACCATATCCTCATTTTGATATTCGTATTGATATGAAGGCACCTGGTCATGGAGATCAAGTTGAGACAGCAACACTGACTCATAGGTATCCTGAAGAAAGAGCGATTGATGGATACGAAAAATTATTATATGAAGCAATAAATGGTGACCAATCGCACTTTGTTCATTCGGAAGAAGTATTAGAATCTTGGAGGATTGTTAATGATTTACTTTGCACTGGCGATTCTTGCCCCATACGCACTACTCCTTTTGTCTATACTCCTGGTTCATGGGGACCTCAAGACAAAACAGAAAACATAACCAATTGGGACTATCCAGCATGACCTCCGCATTGTTTGTATTTGCTTTTATTACATTGTTAATTTCTGCTATGGAACTAACATGGCCAGTACGCTATAGAAACAAATGAACGAAAACGAAAGGGAAAAGCGGGAAAGAATAGAAAAGATCAGTAAACATATTCATCCCCATGACGATGAACCTGATCCTACTGCTCATATGGGAAACTATAACTTTCCTCAAATGCTTTTTGCTTTTTGTATTGGATTTGCCACGATGTTTGTTTTGGCAGTAGATGAAATAAACGATTTCAAAGGTTGTCCTTTCCCCGAGTATTTCGATGAACCACGTTCAACTGTTCGTTAGATCTGTTATGCAGACTCCATGGTGCTTAGGTGTCATGGGATTCTTTTTAGTTTTTGTACCCATCATAGGAATGCATCTTGTCCACAAATATGGATGGGAACACTGGGAACCATTTGACAGAAAGCATAAGTAGTGCTATATTTTACCTGTTGAGAAATCAACTGCGGTAGTCCCCTTTTGGTGGGTTCAGGACTAGCGGCGACAGGAACCTACCGCGACGGAATGTAGCTCAGTTTGGTAGAGCACTCGCTTTGGGAGCGAGATGTCGCAGGTTCGAATCCTGTCATTCCGACTCTTGATATTAAAGATATGATTCACACAGACGTTAAAGATGTTAGTAAGATAAATCGATTTTCTCCTCGTGGAGGTTATCTTGCTGAAACCATTCCTGATGAAATATATGATATTTTGATATCTGAATCAGAGAAGGCAAAGAATAATGAATTGCTTATGACTGATAAGTTGATTGGCAATTTAGAGGAATCGTATGATTTGATGGGAATGCCTTTCTACAAGTTTGAAAAATTTGAAAGGTATATGATTCATCTATGCTCAGAATATGAGCAAGAGTTTAACTTGATGAAAATGTATCCTATAATTTCAAGTTCAAAGTCACTTTCTTTGTCTTTGAAAATGTTATGGGTTAACTATCAGAAAAAATATGAATTCAATCCAGTTCATAATCACACTGGACTTTACAGTTTTGTTATTTGGTTGAAGATTCCCTACAGTTGTAGGGAAGATGAATTCCAAGTAAAACGAGGAAATCCAAAAGAAAAATATCCAGGAACATTCAATTTTTTCTTCCCAAATGGTGTTGGAGATATTGAAGAGGATACTATCGAGTTAGACAGTAGTTGGGAAAAAACCATTCTTGTTTTCCCCTCTACACTAAAGCACTGTGTATATCCATTCTATACGTCAGATGAGTATAGAATTTCTGTTTCTGGTAACTTTTATTTGGATGTTCAGAACGGATACGAGACTTATTAATCGCTGAGATCCTTGACATAGTGCGGAGTTTTCCTTATAATATTCAGGTAAACCAAACAAACCAATGGCACTGACGGCAAAGTTCAAAAAGGAGATCAGCACTCTTCGTGCTGCTGCATCTGGGGACATTTACCTTGACGTAAAAAATCCAAAACTCTTCAAAAAAGTTCGCCGCTTTTATGAAAATTCAGGTGTAGTTTTTTCTGGAGATGCTCTAGACGATTATGAGATTCTCATTGATTGTCTTGTTCGTGACCTTGAGTCTGCAGAGGTTGCATGAAAATTCTCTTAGAGCGTTTTCCCTATCGTTATGTTGAGTGTGGCACATTGGAAATCAATGGTATGCCAGACTATCGTATTCAAAAAGCAGATTCCTATACCAAACGGTATCGGGATATGTATCTTCTAGACAATCAGATGCAACTTCTGACTGCTATGGAAGATTTTGAATACACCAAGTGGTTGGATCCTGAAACGGTTCCATGTTACATCAAAGACTCGGTATGTCGTTAAACTAGCCCTGGTCGGGATGGGTTTTACGACCCCTCGCGTTTCCTAGTTCGTAAAACTAGGTGGTGGAGTCATTGACCCTCTAATGGTTTCTTGCTTCCTAAAAGCAAGTGGTGCGGATGGGGTTACCCCGCCAGGTTTCTTATTTCCTGTAAAAGAATAAGTGGCGTGCATGAAAAGACCTAAAGGGACGGTTGCATAAACCGTCCTTTTTTAGTATAATCTAAGAAAGATAAACAATACATGAAAGTTGCTCTAATTACAGGTATTACTGGGCAAGACGGTTCATATCTTGCGGAACTTCTCCTTGGGAAAGGATATGAAGTTCATGGTATTGTTCGTCGTGCTTCTTTGATTAACACTCATCGTATTGATCATATTTACGATCATGAACGAGTTAAGTTGCACTATGGCGACCTTACTGATTCAACTAACATAGTCAGGGTTATTCAAAAAGTTAAACCTGATGAAATTTATAACTTAGGTGCTCAGAGTCATGTCAAAGTGTCTTTTGAAATGCCTGAATATACTGCTGATGTTGATGCTGTAGGAACTCTTCGTATCTTGGAAGCAGTACGTCTCCTAGGTATGGAAAAGGAAGTAAGAATTTATCAGGCATCTACTTCAGAAATGTTTGGACTTGTTCAAGAAGTTCCTCAAAAAGAAACAACACCATTCTATCCTCGTTCTCCGTATGGATGTGCGAAAGTTTATGGATATTGGATTACTAAAAATTATAGAGAAGCATATGACATGTATGCTTGTACTGGTATTTTATTCAACCATGAATCTCCTCGTCGAGGAGAGACATTTGTAACAAGAAAGATTACTCGTGCATTATCAAAAATTTCTTGCGGTCTTCAAGAAAGTTTGTATCTTGGAAATTTAGATGCAAAGCGTGATTGGGGTCATGCAAAAGATTTTGTCAGAGCAATGTGGTTGATGCTTCAGCAAGAAAAACCTGAAGATTATGTTATTGCTACTGGTCAACAATATTCAGTAAGAGAGTTTGTTGAAAAAGCTGCTCCTTACTTTGGTATGAAAATTGAATGGATGGGAGAAGGTGAAAATGAAGTTGGATTTGATTGGAATACTAAAAAACCCATCATCTATGTTGACCCTAAATATTTTCGCCCTACCGAAGTTGAGTCTCTACTTGGAGATTCTTCGAAAGCAAAAGAAGAATTAGGTTGGGAACCAGAAATTTCTTTTGATGAATTAATTGAGGACATGTGCATCTATGGACAGTAATAGTCGTATATACGTTGCTGGCAATACTGGACTTGTAGGATCAGCAATCGTTCGTATGCTTCATCGTAAGGGGTATACAAATATTCTTTCAACACCTTCCAGTCATTTTGATCTTCGTCGTCAAACTGATGTGGAAAGATTCTTTCAGATTAATGAACCAGAATACATCTACCTTGCTGCTGCAAAGGTGGGTGGTATCGTTGCAAACAGAGATTATCCTGGTCATTTCATATATGACAATCTGATGATTCAGTCAAACATCATTCATGCTGCTCGCAAGTTTGGTGCTAAGAAACTTCTCTTCCTGGGTTCTTCATGCATCTATCCTAAGATGTGCGAACAACCAATCAAAGAAGAGTATCTCATGACAGGTCCTCTGGAACCTACTAACGATGCTTATGCAGTTGCAAAGATTGCTGGCATTAAGATGTGTCAGGCATATCGCCAGCAGTATGGATTTAATGCAATCTCTTTGATGCCTACAAATCTATATGGTCCTAATGATAATTTTGACCTTGAAACATCACACGTTCTTCCTGCATTGATTCGTAAACTTGATGCTGGTAAAGATGTTATAGGTCATGATCTCGGGGGTTCTTATCAGTATCCAGTAACTCTTTGGGGTGATGGTTCTCCGATGCGTGAGTTTCTACACGTTGACGATCTTGCCGATGCCTGTTTTACTGCTATGTTAAAGTATGATGAACCAGAACCAATTAATGTTGGAACTGGAGAGGATGTAACTATTAAAGAACTTGCGAGTATTGTTTCTGATGTTGTCGGATTTACTGGAGGTATTGATTGGGATACATCAAAACCAAACGGCACACCACGTAAAGTTCTTAATGTTGATAAGATAAAGTCTCTTGGTTGGGAACCTAAGATTTCTCTGAAAGATGGGATTAAGTCAACCTATGAATGGTATCTTGATTATGTCTAAGGAAGATTGCACATTACTTTTTCCTACAACTCTTTGGGCATCTTATGAATTGCTAAGTGTAGATGAAAATGATAAAATCTCTGAGCACATTATTGAGAATAAGGATAAGATAGAAGGTAAGGGTGCAGAGTCCTGGTTCTCTGGAATCAATAGTCCAACTAATAGTTTTGCTGCAGACTATAACTCCTATAATCATCCTATCTTTAGAAATCTTTTAAACTCTATCGATGATCAACTAAAAAAGTTTGCAGAGGTTCTAAAATTTAGAACTGAAGTTATCAAAAGTAGAGACTGGTGGTGGAATGTTTATGAAGACTCAACTCAATATCAAGAGTTTCATGGTCATGTTCCATTTTACTTTAGCGGAGTTTACTTTTGCAAAGCTCCTGAAGGATCAGCACCAATAACTTTTAGGCACCCTAACTTTAATCATTGGATGCCATCATATGAAAGAAATGAACTCAACGCTGAGTGTAAATCTGTAGAACCAGTAGAAAGATCTCTACTTATATTCCCTTCAAACTTGATTCATTGTGTTAGCGGAGGATCAAATACGGAACCGAGAATAACTATTTCATTTAATTACGGATAATCATGATTTCAATAAATCGTTTGGGAAATTTAGGCAGACTTGCTAACCAAATGTTTCAGTATGCATCTCTAAAGGGAATTGCTAGAAACAGGGGATATGAATATTGTTTGCCCCCTAGAAAGTATTTTGGACTCAATGATGACAACGTAAAGAATTCAGATGTCATCATCTATGATGTATTTCCAAATATCTTAAAATCAAATAGGTTTGAATTTAATCAAGCAAATTGTCTCATGGAAAGGAGACATGATTTTGATGAAGAGTTATTCCTGAATTGTCCAGACGGTATTGATTTACTTGGATATTTTCAGACAGAAAAATACTTCAAACATATTGAAGATGAGATTCGAAATGATTTCTCTTTCGATCAAGAACTATTAGAAACGTGTAAGGGATTTATTGAAGACGATACAATCTCTCTTCATATTCGCAGAGGTGATTATGTTGTAAATCCAAATCATCCTACACAAACTATGGAGTATTATGAGAAAGCTCTTGCGAAACTTCCAGAACTTCCAGTCATTGTATTCTCTGATGATTCTGATTGGTGTAAAGAACAGAAATTATTTGATGATGATAGATTCATGATTGCGGAGGGTAATTCAACAGATTGTGATTTGTGCTTGATGTCTCTGTGTAAATATCATATAATTGCTAATAGTTCTTTTAGTTGGTGGGGTGCTTGGTTGGCAAACAGTAAACAAGTCATTGCTCCTAAGAGCTGGTTTGGCGGTGACTGCGCCGAAAAAAATATTGGTGATCTTCCTTTTGGTAATTTTGAATTCTTATGAAAACTATTATTATTTCCTCCGACCATAATGGAGTTGAAAACAAGCAGCAACTCAAAACCTATCTGAAGGGAGAGGGATATCGAGTTATTGATATTGGACCTTATACTTCTGATGTCAGTGTTGATTATGTCGATTATGCCGCACAACTTGCTACGATTGTTGGTAGTAAGGAAGCAGATCGAGGTATTTTGATTTGCGGAACGGGTGTCGGTATGAGTATCGTTGCTAATCGTTTTGCTGGTGTGCGTGCAGTGCTTGCACACAATGAATTGACTGCTGTCAAGTCTAGAGAGCATAATGACTCTAACGTTCTCTGCTTGGGCACCTGGTTGTCCTCTCAGATTGAAATGCGAGAGATGTCAACTATGTGGTTGAATGAAGCATGGGGAGAAGGTCGTCATGTTAAACGAGTAACTAAGATTGATTCTAATACTGGAATCGTTCTTACTAATGGTGTCTTTGATATTCTCCATAAAGGACATATTGAACTTCTTAAGTTTGCTAAATCTCAAGGAACTAAACTTATCGTTGCTATTGACTCTGATCGCCGTGTCAAAGAACTGAAAGGAGATAGTCGTCCTATTAACAATGAAGAGGACCGCCGTAAGGTTTTGGAAACTAACCGATATGTTGATGAGGTTGTAATCTTTGATTCTACTGAGGAACTTCAGGGATTCTATCAAACTCTTGCTCCAGATGTTATTGTAAAAGGATCTGAATGGACTGCAGATGAAGTCAGGGAACGCGATGTAATTCCCGAAGATGTTCAGATTAAGGTATATCCTTTGGTCGGAAACTATTCGACAACCAATACAATGCATAAGATTAGGGAGTTGGAATCATGCGAGAAAATCTGAAATATCTGATTGTTGGAGATACTATCATTGATGAAACAGTAGAGTTGAAAGCTTGTGGTCTTTCATTAGAATCTCCTACTATTAAAACTACTCCTGAAAGTCATTACTATCATTATGGTGGAGCAGCAAATGTAGCAAAGTTTCTTGCAGGATTTGGCAGGAATGTAACCTTCCTAACTTCTATGGGAGAGGAACATTGTGATAATTTTGAGTGCCTTTACAATGTTAGAGTCTTAAATCATTTTCAAGGTAAGAACAATGTAAAGACTCGCTATTGGGTTTCTCATGGAGATTCTCGATACAAACATCTTCAAATCAATGAAGTCAATGATGAGTTTTCTCATTCTTTCTTAACTGATGGAGGAGTTGATCTTTCTAAATTTGATATTATTGCTTTTGCTGATTATCGCTGTGGTTTTATTACAGAAAAGTTTATTAGACATGCTGTAGAATCTGGTAAGATAACTTACGCTTCATCTCAAGTTTCAAGTAAACAACCAAACTATGATCGATATTTTGATATTGATTATTTTGTTTGTAATGAAAGCGAATCAAAGCACACTGATAGGATTACAAATATTTGTGTAACGAAGGGTGCTGAGGGTTGTGTTATGAATGGCGTTACTTATAAAGGATATCCTGCCAAAAATGTAGTAAATACTATTGGTGCTGGAGACTGCTTCTATGCTGCCCTTCTAGCAAATGGTGATCCAGATTATGCAAACAAAAAAGCATCTGAGTTTGTGGCAACAGGCAGTGTATGAATAGGGAAATTGAAGACTGTTTATCATTAAATAAAAGTCTAAAAGAAAATAACTTAGTAAAGTTGACCTGGGGAAATGCCAGTGTTCTTTCTGAAGATGGGAAGAGCATTGTTATTAAACCCTCTGGGGTCAATTTTTCTGAGCTAACTTATAGTCAACTTTGTATTGTAGATCTTTACAGTGGGAAGTTGATTTCTGGCATGAAACCGTCTGTAGATACCGCAATTCATTTAGAGATCTATAAGGCATTTCCAGAAATTAAATCTATTATCCATAGTCATTCTAAGTTTGCTACTTCTTGGGCACAAGCATTATGTCCAATTCCTATCGTGGGGACTACACATGCAGATTATTTTTTAGATGATATTCCTCTTGCTCGCCAGTTAGAAGAATCTGAATTGGATGAATATGAAAAAAATCTAGGTCAATCTGTAGTTGATTTTTTCCAGAGCAGTAAGATCAATCCCCTAAACATTCCAGCGATTCTTCTTCCTGGGCATGGTGTCATGGTTTTCTCAGATTCCCCCCAAAGAACTCTAGAATGTGCTATAGTATTAGAGGAAATCGCTGAGATGGCATACTATACTAAGTCCATCAATCCTCATCTCAAGCAGTCTAAATTAAGTAGAGATCTTTACACCAAACACTTTGAACGAAAGAATGGCATCAACAAATACTACGGACAATAGTTACGGTAGGCAAGAACTTCCTCCCGTACTAAAGTGCGAAGAAAAGAGGGAAAAATATTGGGGATACATAACTACAGTATTCGCTACTGAAGACTTTACATTGAAAGAAGTCTTCATGAAAGCGGGCACTCAAAGTAGTATGGAGTATCATGTAAGGAAAGACGAATATTATTACATTCAGTCTGGAAAACTTAAGGTTGGTATGCGAATTGGTCGTGCCAAGAATAAGTCTCTCATTCTAGAAGCGGGAGACGTATTCCATATTCCTCCAGGTCTTATGCATATGCGTATTGCACTAGAGGATACTATTGTGATAGAATGGTCAAATAAAGACGATGACACTGATTCAAACATCGTCGAAGATGGAAAAACCTACGTATTCAAGGAGGACGAATGAACTATCTTTTTGCTGATACAGCGAATCTTGATGAGATTATTGAAGCTAATGAAATGGGCGTCATTCAGGGCGTTACCACTAATCCTTCAATCATTGCCAAAGAACCCAAAGGAAGTTTCGAGGGTCTAATTCAGAAACTTGCTGAATATTGTGGTGCAGAAGATCTTTCGCTCAGCGCAGAAGTCTTTGCCCTTGATTATGATGGTATGGTTCGTCAGGCAAATGAACTTTATGAAAAGTTCTCTCCTGTCTGTAGTCAGTTCCATGTAAAGATCCCTGTTGGTTTTGAGGGTCTTCGTGCAATCAGAACTGCCAGTAAAGCAGGTGTTCGTATCAATGCAACTGCTTGTTATACTGAGCAGCAACTACAAATGTGTGCCTCTGCAGGTGCTCATTATGTTTCTCTTTTCTACTGCCGCCTAAAGCAGCATGGTGGGGATGTTGCTAAGGTTCTTGATCGTACTCGTTACTACATCAAAGAGAACTCTCTTGATTGCGAAATCATTGCTGGTAGTATTCGTACTGGAGTTGATGTTGCTGATGCTTGGCGTCAAGGCGCAGATATTGTAACTACTGGTATTCCCGTTATTCGCGAGATGGTTGAACATCCTAAGACTACCGAAGCAATTGAACGTTTTGATAAGGACTTCTCTGCGTGGCTAAACTGAAAAGCATTGTAGTAGATATTGATAACACCATATGCACTCAAACATATGGTGATTATTCTAAAGCAGAACCATTCCCAGAAAGAATTGAGATCATCAATGATCTTTATGATAAAGGAAACAAAATCATTTACTTTACTGCAAGGGGTATGGGAAGAACTGATGATGATCAAGTTCTAGCATATGCTCACTGTTATGAAGAAACTTATAATCAACTAGTCTCCTGGGGATGTAAGTTTCATAGATTAATGTTGGGAAAACCATATGCTGATTATTATATTGATGATAAGGCAATAACTGATACTGAGTTTTTTATGGATGGTCTAACAAAATGACGACGCAATATACGGTTAGTTCTACTGCTACTTTTTGTCAGTATGCAAAGCAATTTTTCAAAAATCCTGATGATGTATCAGTAATTTTTGATGTAGGTTCTTTGCATTGTTTAGAATCAATTAAGTTTTCTAAAAAATATAAAAACGCCCGTATTTTTGCCTTTGAGGCAAATCCCGAATCGTATCAGGTTTGTCTTGAAAATACAAAAGACATTGATAATATTACTGTAATTAATAAAGCAGTAAATGATTATGATGGAACATGCACCTTCTATCCCATCAATGCTGAGGAGACTGTAACTCCTTGGTTTGATGGTAATAGAGGTGCTTCTAGTCTTTATAAGTCAAACGGTTCTTACGATCATATTGAAAAATATGTGCAAGACGAATTAGAAATTCCATGTACTCGTCTGGATACTTTCTGTAATGAAAATGGTATAGATAAAGTTGATCTTATGTGGATGGACCTTCAGGGTGCAGAGTTGATTGCCCTTAAGTCTTTGGGAGAATTTCTGCCTTCAGTAAAAGTAATTCATACTGAATTAGAAGTAAATCCAATCTATGAAGGTCAATGTGTTTTTGATGATGTAGATTTGTTCTTGAAAGAGAATGATTTTGATCTTCATTATGTTGAATCACCTATTGCTCAGTTTGGAACTGATTTCATCTATTTGAATAATAATGACTAACGTATACTTTGCTCAACCTTGGGGAGGACTTGGAGATAATCTTCAGTTTACAACTCTACCAAGACTTTTCCATGAGAAGGGAGTTGACTTTCATGTAAGTATTCATAATACTTACAGGAACCCAGAGATCTATGACTTTTGTTGGAAAGATAATCCTTATGTCAAGGGTATTGCTAGGAACAATCCTAACGTAGGATCT